AACTTCAATGTCAAAATTTTCTTTTAAAAAATCAGTATTTTCTTCTAATACATCCACAAACAAAAAATCTGGCACAATTTGAAACAATGAAGAGTCATCAAAATCTATTTCATCTTCGTCGTCTATTTGCCCACGAAATCTCTCCGGAATGTAATCTTTAACTAAGTCTCCTTCATCGTTAAAAAATGTCACATAAGTTTTATAGTTTATATCACTATCTAATTGAGGTATTTTAACAATTGAATAATTTGAACCAGATATAAACTGAGATGAACCTGTTAATGTCCCATTAATATAATCAATGTTCCAAGCTGGGGCATACTTATTTGATAAACTCGATTCTCCTATAGGCAGAGATAACGAATAATTTTTTTCTGGACCATGTTGTGCAATTCCAAAATCCAACCAATCATTACTTGGCCCTGTAAACGGTTCGTCTGTGCTTTCAAACTTTCCTTTTAATGTTTGAAATTGTGTTTCGATACCACTAAAAACGTATTGTGTTTTAACTCTAGGAGTGTTAAACTTAATCCTTGAAGCTGAATTATTCTGTTCTTCTGAACCACGTGCATAGCCAACATCATATAATATATCATCATCAAAAAAAGCATAACCATCTGGCTTAAACTCACCTATAGATAATAAATATTTACCATATTGCGTAAGCTGAATGTCAATAACATCTTCTTTTTTATTAAAAAATTCCATTATTCATAACTCTCATTCATAAATAGTTCAACCTCTAAAATCCATAGCCGCCGCCTCCGCCGCCGCTGCCTCCGCCGGAGAAGTCGTCACCCATATCTGATGTATCCTTCAGTTTTGCTTTCGGCGGTTTGGTTTTGGTCTCCGTCTTTTTTCTGGATCTTTTTTCTTGCTTGTCTTCCCCCGGGATGACAATGACTACGCCCGCTGCTTTCGCTTTCTTCACCGCAGCCTCCTCTCTCTCTTTTCTATCAGCCGGGCTCGTTTCAGAAGGATCCTCAAACTCCCATTGGGCTTGCTGCTGTCCTGCGAGTTCAGATTTTTTATATGTAAATTCTCCTCTCTTTCGCGCCGATTCAGCAAGGCCTGCAGCCAGGTTCAAACCAGCTTCTTTTTCTTGAGCATCCAGCGCTGCTAAAGAGAGATTAGTTATTCTAGCTAGTTCAAGCGCAAGAGACTCGGGCGGAAGACCGCTTTGCCAAATGCCCTTCTCTGCTGCTTTTTGTGCCTCTGCAATATATTCTTCTTGTAGGTTGTCAGGAATTTCGGGACCTTCCCTTATAAGAGTTGGATCAATATACTCAACACGAGCATCAATTTTTGCCAATTCTATAAGTGAGAAATAATCATATGGCCAATTAAAACTATAATTAGGCCTTTCCCCTTGAACGTTAAACTTCGCTTGATCAACCGAATCACTTTGAGGATCATTGGGAGTTAATAACCTTGCGCCATATGAATCTTCTAACATTCTAAAATAACTGCTTTCCGCTCTTTGCTTCACTTTGAATACCATCCATCGCAAGTTATCCGGTAAACCATCCAAATTAAAGAAATCACCAAATAAGCCCAAAGGATGTTCAACAACTGCCTCAACTAGCTCTGCTTTTCTCGCAACTTTTGGCATTAAATTCTGCCATATATCTGAAAGATCATCTTGATCAAAGGTGTGATTGAATTCAAAAACGTACATTACAATTGGTTTTACATCTCTATTCGTAACAAAGTCCAAGTGCGGCGGAAATACATATTTTTTCTGCGCTTCTACCAATTTCCTTATTGAAGTAGCACCTTTTCCAGCCAAAGCGAAACTAACTTGTGATTGCAAGAAATGATAATATGGATCTGCTGAGCCTTGCTTTATTGGTATTGCAACAATGGCTTCAGAAACTGTTTTTCGATTAGCAACTTCTCCTAATTTTCTAAATGGAGCTTTGGCGCCTTGTACTTGATCAAATCCAAGTTTTTTCAAAAGAGAGCCAGATCTATGAGGCGTGGGCCAGCCATGCGGGCTTCGCAAAGATTCATTTCCGGTTCCAATTCCATCAATGACGGCTGCCTTGGCTTGGCCAGTAAGGTTTTTCGGTGGCGGAAACGATTCTTTAAGCTTCATAAAAATTCCATCTTTAATAGATGGAGGATGCCCATATTGCATCCACATAACGCGTGGATATCTATGATCGTGAGGACTGTTCGCCCCATCAGACCCTTTCTTAAGACTGCCTGTAAAATTTAACGCTGGGCATTCAAATTTTGTTCCAATTGACCACAAGTCAACAACATCTGAAACCGAATCTTTTAATCGAGTTACTTCAAATTGACCATTATTTGGGTTTTTCTCAAATTCAGCTTCTGGAAGTCTTATTTTGTTAAACATATTTATGCTTGCCGCTACCTGCATAGAAGCCGTGTGCGCAAACATTCTATGATCCGGACAATAAGGTGCGCTAGAAAAGCTTGCAGTTGCGCGTAATTGTTCAAACCTGTCTCTAAAATCAACGCCGTGGACGTGATTATGCAGACTTGTTTCTTTTTGGGAGAATTGAATAATTTCGCTAATTGAAAATTGTTCGATATCTCCTATATCCATTACTCTATGTTTGTCTGGGCTAAATCTAATTCTTTCTGTTTTCTCTCCATAAAAATATGGTGGAGTAAAGGCTGCCCAAGCAGGATCTTGCATACTAACATAAGTGCCTCGTGACGGGGCATTGAAAGTCTCCGTGCCCGCTTCTTTTACCGCCAAGGTTGCGTTAAATTTAACTTGTCCTGATGGTCCATAATATATGCCTCTAGCTCCACCTGTTAAGTTAACATTAACCCCTGGTATATAATAGCCGCGTAAGTCAGGCCCTTCAGAAATAATCATATCATCCGACTTTGCCAACGCCACATCCATAAAATATGTTGTGCCAGAAAGCATCCAAAACGGGCCTGGTTTGGAAGCAAACGACTTAAGTCTTTCATCTTTAAGGAAAAATTTTGGAACTTCGCCTAAGAAATTATTCATGGCTAGTTCGTATTTTTTATGATCCCCTTTGCCATCCCACGCCATGGCATGTCCTTCATGATTTTGGTAAGACCCCATTGACATATCTAATAGTAGCCTCCAAGCAGCTCCTTCCTCCGCATCTTCAAGATCCCCAGACGGGAGGAGGGCATTTGGCAAATAACTAGTCGGCTGAACTAACCCTTCAATAGGCAGCCTTATATTAGGCAATACTGGATCTTGCATTGAAGTTACAGTATAGTCGTGAGTGACGTGGGGTGAGTTGGTGGGAGAAAATGGGAATCTAACAGGAGCAATGTTACTCCAAACGCTTTTTTGGCCACTATTCCCTACAGCCCCTGTGGTTAAATAACCAGATATTGCCAAAGGACTGCCAGTAAACTGTCTATAAGATGGTATATATGAACCTGTATATATAGGCCAATCAACTGCAATGCCCGCCTTTATTGTATTAAACAACACACCAGGCGCCATCATCGGCTGCAACATTGCTTGCAACCTGGACGCATCAGAAGTCTTAATTGGTCCATATTCAGATCCATCCGTGGCGACATCAATAAATCTTTGGTGTTGAGCTGTGTTCGTTTTATCAACCAAATGAGGACCAAAGGATTCTGATAACAGGTTCCCGAGCTGAATTGTTCTCAAAACAGGATAGAACCCATTATAAGGAAGAAGTTTTTTAATTCCTTTACATTTTAGAACAAATCTACCCTGTTTTCCTCGTGAGTAACTTCCCTCGGGCCCAGCGGACTCATAATCTTCTTTGACAACGTCAATGAATTTTATAAAATCGGAATGTGAATAAAGATTATAAAATTTTCCATTTCTATATGCCGGGCGGCCTCGACCTGGATAACGAGTCGAACTAGATGTAACTTCTACCGCTCCGTCTATAGTCATAAATTTTGTATTTACACTTTTTGGTGAAAAATCATTCTGCAAATAAAAATCCATATGTTCAGAAATTCTAAATTCCGGAATAATTGAATAATCTTTTGCTATATAACGAATGTCTTTTGAGAACTCTTCATATGAATCATACCAAGGAGCATTGTTCGAGAATTCACTAGCACTATATGCCGGCCTAAAATGGTGCATTCCAGATGCAGTAGCATAACTATGTTTTGCAGAGCCAGATGCGGTTTCAAGGCCGTAAATGTTGTTTGTAGTTACTCTTTCCGCTCCATCGACAGTTTGGTCACCGTACCCAATAGTACTATTGTAACTACCATAAAAATTGAACCATGTATATTTTAAAGAAGCTGTATGTTGCCACCAACCACTATTATAAAGCTCAGTTAAATCTGCAAAATTATAGTCATCACCTTGTTGAAAACAAAAATCTGTAGAAAAAAGTTCGCCACCTATATGCGGATTCCCTTCAGAATTATCGTTAATGTTAGAGTCTAACGGCCACATGCTTAAGCATATTGGATTAACTTGAAAAGCAAATCTCTTATTAAAGATACCTGAATCTCTAGCTGAAAAAAGAGGAAAACCTTGTGAATTTCGTGCATTATTAAATGGGTTGGGGTAACCTGGCTCCCACGCATCTGGTGTACGAATTACTAAACTTTGGTCGCTTCTTAAGCGATTAACATTTTCATCTTTCCAAAAAGTTCTATGTTTGCCATGAATTCTATCAAGCCCATTAACTCCTCTTCCTAGAACTTCTGTATAATTTATTCTTCCGCGAGTTCCACTGAGATAAGTATTTTCCTCTTTTGGCCAAATTGTTTCTTGATAACCGAAATTTATAAGAGAAAATCCTTCGGTTGCTACATATAATGACGTTGGATCGGGGTTATTCCATTTAGTGGTATTAACAGCAGGATGTCTAATAAGATTCGTAATATTATCATAAATTTGTTGCTGGTTTCTTATTTGTTCAACCTTATCTGGAATCATTTTTAAATCTAAGGTTGTTGTTCCGGCAAGTTCTGAGCCATGAGGATTTTTTGGAAAAAAACTTTTTATATTTCCATAAGAATGTCTAAGTGAATATTCTTTGCTATTTTCATCTGAAACCACATAACGAAGCTTGTGATGCATTGGTTTGAATTTACTTGTTACGGGCGGCATTCTAAAAGAGTTGATTATTCTATCTTTATCTGAAAAGACTTCGAAAGGCGATTCAGGGTCCCGCCCGCCGCCTTGCACAAATCTATATGGTTCCTTTCTTACATGAACATATTTATCTCCACGTATAGTTTTATAATTGTCAACTAACTGCAGTATATTAGATTTCCTAAGATGTCTGGCAACTGCATGTTCTGATGTTCTGACTTGTTTCCAAATTGGCCAGCCATATACTCCGCCGCGATTTATGAGTAAGGCGTTTAAAAAACCTATTGAGCCAGGAATTGAGCCCTGTGAATAGGCGGTGTTAGCAGCCAAAGAAGATGAATTAACAAATAATTTATTTAGCCCTCGATATGCGGTTGATTGGCCGGTCGGCGTGTCCGTTGTACAAGAGGTGGCCGCATCCTTGTCCATCACCCTGGAGTGCCCTGTGCCGTCAAAATAAAAATCTCTATTTACAGCTTTTGAGCCCATATCTTGACCATACCCCAAAAGATTACCAGTGATAGGTTCAATAATAACAGTATTTAATCCAACAAAATCAACAAACGTTTGATCATGGGTTCCAACATCTCCAAATGTTGCCATACGTTTGCCTCCTTTTTTTCCGAAAGCGTATGTGATGAGTCCGGGACCGTTATAAACAACAATATCTGATGCACTTACAAATTGTAAATCTGTTGAAGGGCTGCCTTTGATTCCATGATTCGGCTGAGCATATCCAAACGGTAAGCTTTTAACCCATGTTTCTCCATCGAAACCATAGTGGCCTAAATTCTTATAAAGAAAGGTGCCAACTGTTCCGCCGGCCGTACCATATAGATAACCACACTGACTAGTCCAATACTCTTTAGCCTGGCCAGGGACGGCCCAGCCTAGACCTGTTCCCTCATCAATTGATCCAGTGATACCTCCAAAATTTTCATCGGTTCCCCAAAAGCCCAGCAAAGTTCCGCCACGTATATGAGATTTTGGCATCATTGAACTAGAAATACCAACAAGAGAATCTCTAATCCATTTATATTGAAGATCGCTTTGTGGAATTGGTCGTGTTATAAATGCATTATCATAACGAACTGAAGCTGTTAGAAGACTAGTACCTTGACCATGAAGATGTTGTACATGATAATGGCTGTTACCTTTGAAGAATCTTTGTGGATTTCTATTAACTTTATGAAACGATGCCGAGACCGTATAATGGCCAGGAGATGCAACGTTCCCACTAAAGAGGCCAAACTTTGCGGATGGGGTGTTTAAAAATCTATGAAGCGGTTCTCTAACAGTCGAATTTCTATAATTCATAGAATTGTAAGCCGAATATTCTTCTGAGGAGATGTCTAAGAATCCGCGAGACATAACTTCTGGGCCGCCGGGGGCAGAAAATCTTTCTACAAAAACATATTCATGCCTATCACGAGTAGGTAATGTCCATTCTGAAATGCCGTGAAGAAGCGAGGCAGTGCCTTCATTAGTTACTATATTTCCATCTTTCTCGACAAAATACCTATTGTTATGTTTTCTTCCAGAAGTTTGCACAAATTGATATCTTTTATCAAAATTACCAATCTTTGTGAATCCTAGTCCATCGCCCGCGTAGACGACGTCGGCGGTGGCGTGGGCGCCCGGGATTGTTCCAGTTGTATGATGTATGTTTGCAATATTAACCGGTCTTTTTGCAACACCGTCACGGAAGAACTGAGATCGAGCCTGATGAATTGTTCTAGGCTGAATCAGTATCTTTCTTGGCTTATCTGTTCTCCCATCTAATTGATCGCCAAGTTCAATATTCCAAGCTTCAATACGATCTTCTGAGCCAGTTGTGAATAGAATTGCATGCCTGTATGCCGATCCTCCAACATGTTTCTCTGTGAATGGGCCCTGCATTGGTACTTCACCGTTAAGATTGTATGTGTCATGATGAATATTTGTAACGACTGCAATTGGTTCATTATCATTATAGATGCTGCCGGCTCCCTCAACAGATGCACTATAAAAACTAAACGGTGCTAATAAATCTCCTTTTCCAACAGCATAATCTCCAGCAAGTGTGCCGCCGGCCAATGGATAAAATGTACTGTCAGTGGTTCTTGCAACATCATATGCGTCAACTTTGAAAGAATATTGAAAATTCTTCGATGGTTCCATTTCTGGAGCGTCATGATTCCATGTTTCTTCTCTAACCATATCACTAGAAGTGATTTGGAAATATCTTTGATTTCCAATTCTTAATGCTTGTTTTAGAAGATCTCGATTTTTGTTTCCTTTTCTATTTGGTCCGCCATGTATATCAAGAGGAGGACTGTTACCGACATCTACTTTAAATGAATATTGTCGACTTCTATTGAAATATTGAGGATTTCGACCAAGCCCATCTGTTTCATTCTGTATAGCTTTCAGTAATCGATCTCTGTTGTCATCAACATATTGGTTTGTCCCAATTGCAGACCCAGATCTTACCGCTCTTTCCTTCCACCATAGAGAGTTTTTGTAAAGAAGATCGATTTCGCGTGGTGCTTCTGACTGCCCTTGGCCGCCAGTGAAGGCGTCTTCAAGAATTTTAGTTCCCGAAAACCCATTTGTCCCTGCAAGCACATTCTCATGTCCATTTCCTTGCGCTCCCTTGTTCGCGAATTCCAGATCGATAGTTGCACCGCCACCAGTTCCCGGGACCTTCGCGAGGAGTCTGAGGTCGACAGTATTAACAGAATTCACATTTCCATCACTGAAAGCAGCATTCGTATTTGCAACTCCATTAATGGCATCGGCGCAGACAGCAGCGCGTTGGGCGTCAGTGAGGCCATCACGAGCAATATAGTATACATTTCCAGCCGCTCCAGCATCGACAGTAGTTGTGTTGTGCACGAATTTGAATGTATAGGTAACGCCATCCCCTCCCATCGCAGTAGGAGATGTTAGCGTAAATGTGTGATCGTTTTGCACGCTGGCACAGTTAATCGCGTTGGCCAATGATGCCGCAATTGACTTAACCTCTGTTATTGGTGGATGACCGAATTTCCAATTATACATCATTTCTCTGCGGCCTCGAATAGACGCAATTGGATCCCCTTGTTTCATTTCAAGAGTGGGAAATTTAGTCCAATATTTGTTTCTCTCGAGAACATGACTCTCTATAATCGTGTTTATATCTCCAGATGCGTTAGCGGATATTGGCATTAATTGCATCAATAATTTGTTTATCGAAGAATCAACCCACTTATAATAATCTACATATCTGTCCAGATCTGGAGTATTTCCAATTCTGTCGAAAAATAATTGTCTAAGTTTTGCTAGAGCTTTATATTCCTGTCTATATCTGTTGACAGGTTCTCCAATTAAATTGTTAAAATCTTTAATTGTGGCAAATAAATTAAGAATTTCCTCTGAAATTGTCTGATACATACTCTTTTCAATGGAAATAAAATGGGTTATTGGTCGACTTTCTTTTGTAAAATTAATGTCATCCTGAGTTCTAATTTTAACCATATCAGAACTACCGATCATCTCCGGAAGCTTTTGTTTGGCTGCCGCCAGATAATTTTTGTCTACCGCCTTATTAAATGGTCTTCCTTTGGGAAAAAAATGTCCTTTACCAGTGTGCTGCGCCGAAAGTCTTCTCGTAAGCCATCCATATTTATTAGTCGATTCTGCAAGGGACCCAGAAGATAAATCCTCGACGTCAAATGTGCCGTTCTCATTTGAGCCGGTTACATTACCAAAGTCCCAATGTAAAACAAGTGTGGCCGCTTGTGGGACATAAAGATTTTTAAGATTTCTTGCCGGCTTTGATGTCGGTAACAAAAACGCATTTCTGGAAGGGTGTAATGTGCCATAATTTGTAGGATCTTTGGCATGTATATTAACTTCTTCATTTGAAATATTTCCATACCAAAATCTAACAGAAGATATCTTTGCATCACATCTTGCTATAACGGATCCAGTAAAGTTTGTTCGATGTGCACCGATATACAATCTTTTTGAACCGCTTAGCCAAGGACTTAACTTATCTGGTCCGATAGCTCCCGTTAATTTAAAAACAGTTTTTATAATTCCCTGTTCTGTGTTAACGCCATAAAAGTCAACCATACCAGGACTGCTATGTGAGCCACTTACGGCAGGTGCCCATGGATATGCTTTTGGGCGAACTCGTACAGCAAAATTCCATCTATTATCATCGTAAACACTATCATAAACGGATGTTGTCAAGTTTAGCTGCAAGGCGCTAGAAGTTAATTTAAAATAAGCACTGGCGTCGCCATGGCCTATACCTTTAATAGCGTAAACTTGGAAATCTGATGTTTCGTGATCGAATGCCCAACTAAGTTCGTCTACTTCATCTCTATGTTGCCAATCTTCAATTGCATCATGAGCGCCAAAAAGTGAAACAGTGTCAAAATTTGCATATGCATAATTATCTGAATCTATATTTAATGTTTTTGGAAATATAACTTCCGCTTCAATAGTTTGAGCGTCTCCGGCGTCAAACAAATTTGAACTTCCGGAGACAAAAGAAACTGTTTCGGAGTTATTGCTTCCGGTCATTTGATATACAGTGGCTTCAAAACTACCGGTGTGATTAAAAGCTGCATAATTCTTTTTTATAACTCGATAATTATAATTTTCTTTGAAATCGTAAACTGTATCACTAGCAAAAATATTAATTTTTATCAATTCATCATCAATGCCAAAACAACGAATTGCGTTTCTAAAAGCTTTTTCTGTACCCTTTGATTTGTAAATATATGAAAGATTGTTATAAATGTTTTGATAAATTAAATTTTTAACATCTTGAAGGTCTTCTTTAAATTCTCTGTTTTCACTTCTTTCTAATATTTTTTCAATTATATCTGCATCAACAAATAGTTCCGGAACATTAAGCCCTCGCATCTCCAAAAGTCTATTTGCAAATGGGATCGGCTTGTGAGTCCCACTTACATAAGCTGTGTTTTTAAGCTTTTGGAACATGCTAATTTGTAATGCAAGTTGATCAAAATAGCTTGACATAACTTGTGTAAGTTTTTTAAGATTTTTGGCGCCATCTTGATCTTCAGAAGTTATCCATTCCGGTATTGATTTATAAATCGCGGCATTATTTCTATAATCATATGTTCTTCCGAAATCTTTTTTTTGCGTAAGAACATTGCTGACATCTGGATGTTTAGAATAAATAATTGGATCTTTAAATTCAAATTTTGCAGCTCTAGCCTCAACCATGGCGGAGCCTGTTTGGCGAGATTTTTGAGCATAACCTTGCCACTCACCATTAGAAACTCTTCCAGAATAATCTAGAACTTTCGCATCTATACTTGAACTCCCAACTATGCCTTCATTAAATTTATAATAAACGCCTAATTGCGTATTTGCTGTATCTGTATTTGTGCCGCCGCCTACTTGTGCAAACCAATATCTGCCGATGTCTCGGGCGCTTCGCGCTGTTTTCCAGAATCTAAACTCATCCATAGAAGCAGATAATTTGCCCCAGCCTCTTTTGGGTATTGTGTCTGCTATATGATCTGTGGCAGTGCCGCCGCCCATGGAATTGTCAATCAAATACAACGTACCGGATGGTCTTGCTGCCAAAGCTCCAATTGTTGCCACAAGTGCACCGCTAACGTACCCAACGGTCGAGCCTGTCATCAAGACTTGATTTCTTATTCCGTCAACATACAACGTAGTTCTAATATGGCTACCAGAATTAATAAAAGAAAATGCATAATGGTGCCAATGATTGTCTGCTATCAACGATGGTGTCAAATTGGTGCCGATGGCTGTAGGTCCAAAGCCTTTACTTCCAGATTGGTATGTTGCATAAAAAGGTGTTCCGCTAACTCCTCCACTCATTTCAATTCTTAATCTGGCATAATCTGCACTAGCAGATAAACTTTCGGTCATATGTAAATCAAAAATTACTTCTTTTTGAGTTTTTGATGTATCAAATGCATCTTTCTTCAACCAAAATTCAACCGTGTTTCCGTCAGTGCCGCCTATTTTAAGATTGGACTCTCTATTCTGCGCAAAACTGAATACATTGGATTTTCCATCGGATGATGGAAACATTTTGGGTAAAGTGGCGACGTCCGGATCTCTATGGGGACCACCTTTAATTAAGATGTATTCATAAGATGCGGTGGCTGTAGCTCCATATCCCTGAAAATCTGCCACTTGCGTTCCCCATGAACCATGAGAAAAAACAATATATCCATTTGTTCGAGGATAAATATTTTCAAAAATATGCTCATCTAAATACGATGAACTGTTGTGCCAGGTTATTTTTTCGTATTTTGAACCATCATATGGATAAGTTCGATATATCCTTTTAATTGACTGTTCATAATATTCTTCAGCTGAGCCAAATCTTACAAACGTATTTGGGTCATCATAATTTGCATATGGAATAATTTTTTGGTCATCGTGAACTTTTGCTTCAAGAACTTTATAAGATTCTATTTCTTTGCCAAGTTCTTCAATTGAAGTATTTGATAATACCTTTTCTTTCTTATTTTTATTAAATAAATCTTTAATTGGCATGATTACTCAACCCTAAATTTAAATATCTCTGGCTGTTCACGATATGAATTATTGACACGATAAACAAATTTTACTCCATAGGCATAGTCTTTTTCCAACATATCCATATCTAAATCAAAATAATTTCCAGAAACATCAAAAGATAATTTTGTATGCTGGTCGCTCCCAGTGCCATAATTAATAATTGTTTTATTATCAATAGTTCTTGTTAACTTGTAATAAGCATCTTCAATAATTTTATTTTCTGGTTCGGTATTAACAACTGTGTAGGCACTTGGGTTCCAATTTTTATCTCTTATAAACAATCTAAACGTTGGAACTTCGTCCTTTGAATAATTTGATTTTAAATTTGTTATTTTAGTAACATATTTTGGGCTTGGATTATAAGTCGCAGCATTCATCGCCTTGATCGTGACAGCTGATCCGGTGTGAAGACTCCCACTAGCGCCGGTATACCATCTGTCGTAAAACGCGCTAGCCGTAGTGTTTAAGGCAAATGATGCAGTATACACCCCCTTGGAGCTATATCCACCAGTTACAGTAGTACCTGCGGTGCTTAAATAAGACAAAGCGGTAAACGTGCCGCTGCCGGCAGGGGCAAAAATATCACCAGCGGATGCAGAATTATAGAGCCTAACATAAATTTTTCCCGTATGACCGGTCCCCGTAGTACCAACGTTGGGAATGTTTTTAAGTTGCCCTCTTACGAAATTGTACAAATATAGTGTATTAAGATTATCATTTGCATCTGCCAAAGAACTACTTCTAAAAAAGTTTCCTCGGTCATCTTTCGTGGCAGAATCCCATCTCGCTTCAATCATAGGCCGTTTAAAATAGTATTCAGAACTTCTTGCGAAAAACTTTTTAGTATAATATGACCTTCTAGAGCCAGTTATATTCTGCATCCAGGAGGCGCTATTAATGCCAGTCAAAGTTTTAAAATATGCTTCTTGAGAACCTGAAAGGTATAAGCCAATGCCATAATTACTTTTTGTGCCGGCAATCCATTGTTCAACTATAGTTGTCACATCAGCTTCAAGATCTTCGTCGCCTTCATGAAATCCAACAGAAACCGCCGGGTTTCCCGCAACGTCTGGTGGGTGAAAGTCTCCGCCGAAATTACTCCATTTTGATAATTGGCCACCAGAACTACTCATGGCATTGACCCAATTGGCCCCTTCACCATCTTTTGTTATATCTTTATACTGTTCCATATCGAAGCCGTGACCTTCTTGCCACTCTTTTGATACTGGAACAATTGTCAAAGTGTAGTTCGAAGGTAGCGTGAAGGCGTGACGTGCATTAAACATACGAAGATGAAATTTTACATTATCTTTTGCAGGAATATCACCAGCATTTCTATCAGAAGTTATCGCTTCAATTGGAAATTTGATCAATACTCTAGAAAGTTCTGCAGAATATCCTAGCGATGAAGATGCTTGTCCATAAATAGAAAACACCTCTAAAACATCAGACTGACCCATAGAAGAGCCGGTTCCTCTATTACTGGTCATTAAGCTTGCATCAAAAGCATTAGTAATGGTTGTGTCTGCGTCAGCTATGTATCTTTTTATCGACATTACCTAATTGTACCTCTAATATCATCTGTTGGAAATTTAATTTCAAATATATGATCTTCTGGGATGTCTAATCTTCTACCATCAGCTGATAAATAAAAATTTATTGGGAACACCACTTCCGAATGACTGCCACCATTTTTGTTAACAATATTAACATTTATAGTGTCCACTACCCCTTCAATAAGATTTAAAGTTTTATAAATTTCTGTTATATATATTGGTTCTGAAATATTGTATGATTTATTATATTTTGTTTTTAATGCACTTGTTGCTCTTTCCAGTATCGAGTATCTATTGGCTTCAGAATCAACAATTATCTCAAAATTGATACCAAAGTTGACAATTCTAGCGTCTAATATGTCAATGGTGTCATTTATCATTTTATGACGATTTAGCCAAATTTTTAAATTTTCTTTGATAGAATTGTTAGTTTGGGTCAATTTCCCTGCCTTGGTTTGAGAAATGACAAAAATATTTATATTTCTTTTAAAAGAATCATTATCTTGTATTATATTGGCTTTCTTTACCGCGCCAAATTGAGAAGGCATATTATAAATTACTGAAAGGTAATCCTGTCTTGTGACAGCTCTATTTTGAGCAGCGTAGTGATCTTTAATTCTAATTTTTAACTCTTCTTGACCCGGCCGTGTTATATCGCCCACGATTTTATTTTCATTAGATACCTCTAAACTATCTCTTACGTCCTGCATCTTTGTTGAGTCTAGTTGTGCACGATTAGGAAATTCAAAAAAACTTCTAACAACGTTATTGATAGAATTAATTGTTGCATTTGAATCTGATGCCGTGTTCCTTCTATAAGTCACAACCAAGGATGTGTCTGATGGAGCAATTCCAAACTTATCCGTTGAGATCAAATTAGAAGGATCGAAAGAATCGTCTGTTATGAAATCTTTACCATGCATATTCATAATAATTTTGCTTGGGTCTACGACAGAGTCGTTAAATATTTCAGAATCTGAGCCGTAACCGAATTGCAAAAAAGTCTGATATTGTGCTTGTTCAACTGTAAAACGTCTTGCAACCGGCACTGGTTTCAAAAGCCTTGGTGCATATTCTCTTTCTTTGGCATTCTGATTTGTCACCGGCATATAAATAACATTTTGAGATAAAAAATCAACTTCATAATATCTATGGCCTTCGGTGTCATAAACTGATACGATCTCAGTTACACTTGATTCCCCTAAACCAATTCTCAAAAACCTCTGAAACGGACCAACATCTATAACTTCTCTTTCAAGTCTACCAGATACCACTTGGCCGTGTGTTTTTACTGCATAATATGTGGGGACGCCCGTGGTTGTATTAACGGCTGCAACAACAACTTCATTATCTGGATTTGAAAAATCAATATTTTCGTTTAATACGTAAACCCCGCCATCAGCAGAAGCAAATTCAGTTCCCTGTTTCAACAAAGGCATATAAGATTTATCTGGGCCAATTCCAGACGTAACCGATGGCACCATTAAATACATATCTATAACTCCAAAAGACGCTGCACTTTGTTTAAATTTGTAACCGACTTGATGACCATGTCGTATTATGTTATTATATTCAATTGAACTATCTAAAAATGACTCATTTACTTGATAATCTAAATAAAAAGACAAAATATCCCCAACATAGGCGACAGTGTCAAGCATTAACGATCCAAAAGAAGCCTCATTAAAGTCTTTAAAAGTATTTGAATAATATCTTCTAGTATAGTCAACTAGATCATTTTTAATTGATTCAAAGTCTCTATTAGTATACCTTATTAATGGTTTTTTTGGCATCGCATATTATCCCTTTTTTATAAATAGTATTTCTATAAAGTTATATTCAATATATCTGATATATTAAGTTGTGCAACGCTATATTCAATTTTAACATTAAGGGCGTTTCTATCTGTCTCAACATTCTCTCTTGTCCCTGTAAACTTTATTGATTTCAATTTTATAAAAGGCATATATAATTTTGCTTGTTCATGAATCTTTGCTGAAATATTTTGTCTTAAAGCAGGATTATTATTTTCAAACAAGAAACGCAAAATTCCGACACCAAAATTTGTATCCATAATTCTTTCACCAGGATTTGTTAAAATTAAATTTTTAAAATTTTGTTTGATTGCTTCTCTAAGAGTTTTGTTTAATTTGTATGGCCCTAGTTCTTTATCAAGAGACAAAGGTAATTTTACTGAAATTCCTGACATTTTTTTGTACTCCTATCACTAAATAAATATGATCCTTCTTTAAGATTTGTCCTTATTTTTTTATTATAATATTCTTAAAGGTTTTAAATAAGAATGCCCTTCATTCTCTTTCTTTGTTTAAGTGTCGGATATGTTATTTTCATAACACATTAAGGCGAGGGTGAAGTGATTCATAGGCTAAAACGAAAATGCATCTTTCAGCTTCTTCGCTACTTTCGCCGCGGCAGCCGCGATTTGCTCCGCATCGGCGTCTGCGAGCGGTGGCAAAGGAGGCGGCCATGGAGGCGGCAATGGAGGCGGCAAAGGAGGCGGCAAGGGTTCAGGCTCGGGTTGATATTCGCCCTTATCATAATATTCTTCAAGATTGTGACTATGCGCGCCTATTCCAGCGCTACTGGCATCTACCACATTATAATTTGTAATATTATGATAATGAAATATATATTCGTTGTTAGGAGAATATGCATTTATTGCAACACCATTTCCATTACGATCAATAATAAATTGATGTGTATGTTTTCCTTTCTCAGTCTTGATGCCATCAGAATCTAAAACCTGTGCACCATCACATGAAGTTACACCAAGACTATAATCAGCCTCATCATATAAAGTTGTAAATGTGTTATTAAACACGTTACTAGTGTTGGCGAACAAGTCATCTATGCTGTCTATATCTTTTATAACTTTTCCTCCACCAATCGCTTGATCAAAAGTTAAAAAATTATAAAAAGCAAAAAGCATTGCATAATTATGCCTGGGTACAATATTTTCAAATATAAGTTTATATTCACTACTATCTATCAGTTTCTTCTTTAGGTCGGAAAATTGGGTAGAGCGCTCGTCATAATATGGAAGGTCACCGGTGTTGAGAGTAGGATAAAGAAGCAGCCTCTCCGTGCTCGGCGCGTTCCCGGCTTGCCCCTGCTTGAGCGCCGCCCACTCGGCATCGTAGCGCTCGTAGAATTCCTCTTCGGTTTCTACTTGGTTCCACCGGACGCGGTCTATGAGTTCCGCGGGTTCTTCCACTTGCAGAATTGGAAGAATAGCGACATCGGCACCAGGTGGCGGAGTTTTGTCCCCGAAACTTCCAAAGTCTTCATATGTTGCATAGCCCGGAATTTCTCTTATACTAAATGATTTAAACATTTTATTTTTTAAAAATCTTCCATCATGCGCATGCGGTGGGTAAGCACCATGTTCATCACGCATTCTGTCAAACTGATCATGAATTTTATCTGCAAAGCCTTCAAGAGACATTCCAACTTGTTTCTCAAGGTCGGACATACTATCTTTCTCTCCTGGTTTGAGATATTTTCCGGACGGGAGAACATAAGAAAGTCTTAATCCAAATTGAATAGCATCAAAATAATCATGGACATTCGGGGGTGATCCGCCCAACGGGGTGAACAGCTCCGGAACATGTTTGAAAATGATTGGCCAATCTTTAACAGAAATATATGTGGACTTGGTGCCTGGGACTCCTTTCCACTCAACTGGCATCTTATTATTAAATGTTTCTGTGTCAAGACCTTTGGGAAGATGTCCGATGCTTTTGAACAACACTCTTACATATTTTTCCAAAATAAAAGCGCCCGTGCCGGGGGCAATAGAGGCCCCTGGTGGCGGAGTGCTCCGGTTGGCTTCGAAGTTCATGGTCCACCCTCCGGATGGGGGTTTGATGTTGGAGGTGGCATTTGAAGGCGTACTGTCGACGAGGGATTTGGCAATTGCCAGTCCCATCTCCGCCGTGGTGTCTGAAGCAAATGATACAAAGCGGTTGTTACTATAGGTCCTAGATATAGCATCGCTTATATGTTGTGGTTGTAAGAGCGACCAATCTTCCTCTTTTATTGTAAAATCTACGTCTTCGCAGTTGACCTTTTTTCCACCGTGAATAGATGTGCACCTCTCATTCTGATAGACTGTCGATGTCATGGTCTCGCGAGGAGAAAAAACAACAACATCATAATGTCTAGGGAGTTGTTCGACTTCATCCGAATGTTGGTGTTCGAAGGTAAACATATCGTCGCCTCCGGGATGAGCGTAAATGTTGTCTGGCTTAAACAATCCATTGTATCCGGTGAATACCGAATATGAAGGCAGGTCATAAATTGGAAAATTCTCTAAATTTAGTTGTTGAATACCTGTTATATCTTGATATGTATCACTCAATTCTCTCGTAACGTCGCGAAACAATTGTTTTCTAAACTGTTCCGGGTCTGGCCATAAATTAATTTTTTTAAAAACATCTTTATATTCGAAAGATTTACTTATATAATCGTAAATGACGGGATTTGCAAACATATCACTTACTTTAAAAATCGACGAAGCATAAAACATTCTAAGCATATTTTTAACTATATCAAATTTCATATATGCTCTAGCTATCCCTGCGGACGGAGCCAAAAATAAGGCGTTTTGTAAAAACGGCATTGTACTTTGTTCCTCGTTCAAGTCAACCGCATCCAACGCTTCTACATGTTGGTTAATCGCTACTTTTAATAAACCTCTGCCTGGATTAGGAGGATCCGCATTAAGATCTGGAGCTTCTCCGACATCAAAAAGCCCTTCTAAATTTAATTCTCCTTCTGTAGCCAGAGTTACTAAATCTGATAACTGTGTATCAATCATATTTTTTGCGGCATCAACAAAAGATCTTAAATCTTTTTGCATAAGATTTACATAAAATAAATCTGGTCTCTGCTCAGCATGCTTCCCAGAATGTAATATTTTATACAACATATCTTTAATCCTATTGTCAGAGAGCGTGAATTCTTTATGAGTGTCGTTATATTGAGCTTGGCCGTCGCCCCCGATTTGCATTTCGTAGTGGGGTTTGATGTGATCTGAGCCGGGGATGCCGGCGCCGGAATCGTCTTGTTCATAGTAGACCCCCTCCGCTCTCTCACTATAATTTTCGTCAATTAATTTTTTAATAGCTAAATAAATCATGCTTATTTCTGGTTCAGCAGGGACTGTATGAATATCGGCAACAATGTCCAAATCATTAAAGTACGACGGGAGGACAGAAGATGTAGAGGCAGAGTATAAAGTTTCGCCGCCGACGCTAACATTAAAATGATATGGAATTGAGTTTTTTCCCTCAACTTGGGTTATCTTCCCCACCTCCAAATTCGCTAAGTATTCAATATCATTTCCGTGTATATCTTTAGCAGACTTTTTAAGAGAATATGCCACATTATTATTTGGCAGCATATGTATCCCAACATTAAGATTACTAAACATAGATGCTCCAGTTGCATTTTCGTCAGAGCCAACTGGGTTTTCCATTTCGTTAATCAAAAACAAAAACTGCTGCATATCAGAATTAAAAGAAACTTGCATAGCGTCGAACATTGACTTAATTGCCGTTTCCGCAGGTTTTTTAAGCTGCTCAACGAGAAAAGTTGTATCAATAGTTGGCGTGGGCGCGAAGAATGCGTCAAACAATTCATTCAATTTTAGTTTCTTTTGTGCTTTATTAAGCTTAACTTGTTCATGAACAGTCTTTTCTGGTATCCCGAGTCCAGAAAGAGATACCATTAAAGGGCCTTCATCAAATCCTTTTGCTTCGCACAAATCTACAATAGAAGGCTTTTCTTCTGGAATTTCTTCGCAAGCCTCTGTATTTAAATTTGATGCAATTGAAACAAAAAATGAAGATATTTTTGAATTAGTTGATAATCCTTTCGAAAGCTGTGGATAGCTAAACTTTATAAACTTTTTTACTGCATTTAAGACAGTTTGTGGCGCGGTGCCGACTAATAAAGAACAATATTCTGGTTTAGTTAGCATATTAGACACATTAGATAAAAATTCATTTATATCTACAGGTGGAAGTTGTCCTCCACCCGGTGGAGCCGCGTCTTCAGAAGTTAATGACCCCAAATTTCGATTCATATTATCTTGGGCGGCGATGGATGTTGGTTCTGGGCTGAACGTACCAAAAGATTTAGAGTCGTCGCCGCCTTCTTGATCATAACAACTTTCAATGAGGTACGCTAAACTATGGCGAAGTGGAGCTACAACAAGCTCTTCTAAGGCCTCCATCATCTGTTTGTCAATTTCTTCTTTTACATTTTTTAACAAAAAATCTAATCCAGGAATGTCATCGCGGATATTCCAACCGGTATCACATCTTTGAAACGGGGGAATATCGTCGTTGGGAGACCTATAATCTGTAGAAATACTAGGAGGTAATGCGCCGGCTTGGATTGCTCGAACAATTAACATCATTGCTCCGAATCCTCCAGCTACAATGGCTCGACACAAAAGCTTTTTTGCAGACAATGTCATAAAATCTTGCGATATCATCTCGTCGACTACTTCAACCCGGGTTGGTTTGCCTTCTTTAGTTTTTTTAGCTAAGAACGCTCGAGTTTCATTAATAAGAAGCACGCTATCGACTTCAAGAAATTCGGGCCCAAAATATACAGGATCTTTTCCTTCAAGAAAGTTCAAAAGACTTTCAAGTTCTCCATCGGTAAATATTTTTTTTAGCAGAGCATCACAAGCCGCGGACTCGATGTCATCAAGAGAAACATCCGCCCCTAAACACGCTAAAGCTTCCGAAACTACAGTAGGAAAGTCAGCCCTGTTCAGAACGTAATCATATGCATCTTTTATCCCTCTAATTTTTTTTGGCTTGTCTGGTAGATTAGCAAAAACTTCATCACCTACAAAATCAGAAGCTTTTTTGTTTCGACGGTGAATGGCTTTTCTGAAAACATCCTCTCTAAGAATTCTGTTTTCTTCTTCTACTTCATCAGCTGTTTTTGCTTTTTTGTTATCTTTGGCTAATTGTTCAAGTTTTTCAGCCGGAGGGGTTGCCGGCAGTACGAAAATCTTTTCTGGTCTAGGCAAAACATATTTATCAACAAAATCTGTTAAAGACATTTTTGATTCCGGAGGCGGAGTTGCACCGCATCTTTCAAAGGCGCCGGTGATGCCGGGCTCATTACTAATCAAATCCATTTGTGCTATAATCCAATTTGTCCTAGGATCCAACAAATCATCATCTTTAAAGAGGCCCGGGGATGTAGTAGCTTTTTTAAGCCTAACCAATTGTATTAAGTCTGGATTATATATAATAGTTCCGTTTGGTGTTTTTTCTGGAGGAAATCTAACAACTTTTGCCACATATAAAATAGAAGGAGGCGACATAGTGAGAGCCGCATTTCCTGTGGGTGGCTGTCCCAACGGAGGACCACCACTATTAAATCTTATTTGTATACCATCGGTTGACTTTACTTCGTTAACCTCTAAAAATTTTAAAAATTTATCCCAAAACTCTCTTAGTTTTCTAGCCTCTTCTTTAAAACTAAAATCAAAATAACCTCGTTCCCAAGGCCCACTATATACAAATTTCTCCGCAGCATATTGATCTTCATATTCTTCCATAGCTAAAGCAATTGTTTCAAGCTTTTTATAAAAATCATTTACTTTCTCTGCTGTTACCTGAACACCAGTTTTTTCAGTTGCACTAATTGGGCTGGGTGCAATATCTACCATTGCGTTAATGTAGCTTTCTCTTGTTTCAACAAGATACAAAACGTGTATAGTTTCACCAGAAACGTCATACTGTCTTGGTAAAATATAAGGTCCTCCTATTACTTCAAATTGTCCCTTATGTAACACACTCGTGGTGTTGATTGGTACTTTGTTATAATGAGATTCTATAAGATTTATTCCAGACAAGAGGGCCGCTTCCTTCTCGGCGGTCCCGGGGGGACCAGGCTGCATCTCTACTTCCACGGTAACTTGTATCACGTTATTTGAGGTTGGCTTACCTTCTATAGTAGTTGATTGCTTTATCACATAAGGATCACCTACTGGTTCTTCTACCCAATTTACTGTAACTGCCATTTATATAATTCCTTAATTCGTATTATTGTGTCTACTAAGTATATATGTTTCACTTGCTGGATTTCTTAAATAATTGAAAGTGAAAGAAACCAAATTTGCAAATAACAACGCGGCGCCAGGTATCGAATTCCCTCCAAACTTTGTAATAGCAGAAGTTGCCGCGGCGACGACTTCAGCATTTACTAACGTTACTCCACCAGCAGTTGTTCCAGATATGGGGCCTCCGGAGGCAGAACCGCCCGTGACAGCCGACGGGGGTATGCCATGCACATGATTTTGAAGGGCCACATTAAGGGCTAGCTGTGAAGTTACAACTCCTTGTACAACTTCTGTTAAATCTTGAATATAGCCTATAATTTTGTCTAAAGCTTCAACCATATTGTCGCCTTTGACGAACGGCTGCAGACCTACATCATTGTTGCCGGCAATTAAATCAATGCCGGTAATGGTTTTAATTCTTCCGCCTTGAGAATTTAATCTATCGGTGGTTGTAATTAATTTTATACCTTCGCGAGATATTACTCTAATTCCATCAGCTTTTAAAGCAATTGCTGATCTGGCTTTGGATTTTCCAACTCTCCCTCTAGCTAGACCAAAATTTTTATCAACGTCCGTCTTCTGACTTATATAAATTCTAGCCGCATCAATTTTTAAATCCGGCTCTACCAATAATTTTTCACCTGCAGAATTTACTTGTTTAGGGTAGGCGCCCATCCGTCCGACAACAATGTCGATTGCCGCGGCTTGAGTGTCTCCGGGGCCGCCGTATCCACTAAATCTGTTTCCGGGACGATCTCTACCGAGGACAATAAACGCACCATTTTTATTTGACCATACCTCTTCAGATTCTGTTTGCAAATACGTTGGAACAGGTTCAAGCAAATAACTTCCACCAATTCCGTTATTATAACGAACCTTGGATTCTTCAGATAGTTGATTTATTCGAGTTACTGTTTCCGGATGGAGGCCATCCGTATCTATCGCTTTTTTTTCGTTTGGGTTTGGCATTATGTTTTATCGCCTTTGCTGGGTGCCTGAGCCACCATTTGTGCTGAAGGTTTCAGCCTATTTTTAAACATCTTGGCCCATTTTATGGCACTAGGCTGGGCTCTTTTTTTATGCCAAACCCATTTTGTGGACCAATATCTTATTGAACTAATCGTTGGGTATTCAAGAGATGCTAGAGCTGCAAGCTCCAATCCTTTAATGGCCTGAGCTAATCCTGCTTCAGTTCCATCACCTGGGCCGGGCCCAATGTCGTCCAATTGACCATCGAGTGGCCAGTGTTGACTATAATTGGCTAAAATTACTCCATCCATATC